ATGAAGCCCGCGCTTTTTCTAGCGTCAGGTCTCAACGGTGTCTAACGAGACTCAGCGTGAGACAAAAGGGCATAGTCTCCCCACGAGTTAAGCGGTTAACTAGGCTGAGTTAACTCAACGCTAGAGCCGAAAACCTTAGTGCTCGTCACGTTTTCCGAGTTTGCCGCTTTGAAGGGATGCTCAAAAGCGGCGGTTACTGCAGCGATCAGATCAAGGATTGGCGCGGCCGTTGTCGAGAAGGACGGCAAGCGCTGGCTGGATCGTGACCTGGCGCTGGAGTTGTGGCGGAAGAACACGAAGGCGACGCATAACGCGAAGGTGAGCGTGCCGGATGATGTCGAGGTGGTGCTGCCTGCTAGCCCACGTGAGCTGCGCAAGGCGATCGATGCGCTGCCGGATGATGCGATCCCTGAGCTGAATGAAAGCCGAGCTAGGCGTGAGCACTACCAGGCGGAGCTGGCGAAGCTGCAGGTGGCGCAGCAGCGCAAAGAGCTGGTGCCAGCGGAGGAGGTGAAGAAGCAGGCGTTCCAGATTGGACGCAGCGTGAGAGAGGCGCTGAGCAATCTGGCCGATCGGCTGTCGCACCAGCTGGCAGGTGAGACTGATCCGACTGTGATCCACCAGCTGCTGAGCGATGAGCATCGTGATGCACTGCTGGCGCTGGTGGAGGCAGACCGATGAGCGTGTGGCGCGATGCGTTCATGGATGGGCTGCGCCCCGAGCCGCCGTTGACGGTGAGCGCTTGGGCGGATAAGCACCGGCGACTCAGCAGCAAGGCGAGCGCGGAGCCTGGACCCTGGCGCACGAACCGGACGCCGTATTTGCGCGAGCCGATGGATTGCCTGAGCACCACCAGCAACGTGCAGCGGGTGGTGATGATGTTCGCGGCGCAAACGGGCAAGACGGAGAGCGGCAGCAACTGGCTGGGCTATGTGATTGCGCACGCGCCGGGGCCGATGTTGCTGGTGCAGCCCACGGTGGAGATGGCCAAGAGGCTGAGCAAGCAGCGGCTGGAGTCGCTGATCAGTGAGACGCCGGTGCTGACAGAGAAGATCGCGCCGAGCCGCTCGAGGGATTCGGGCAACACGATGTTCGCGAAGGAGTTTCCCGGCGGGATGATGCTGCTCACGGGTGCGAACAGCGCAACGGGCCTGCGTTCGACACCGTGCCGCTACATCTTCATGGATGAGATCGACGCCTTCCCGGCTGATGTGGACGGCGAAGGTGATCCGGTGAGCTTGGCGGAGAAGCGTGCAACCACGTTTGCGCGGCGCAAGATCCTGCTCACCAGCACACCAACGGTGAAGGACTTCAGCCGGATCGAGGCGGAGTTCGAGCGCAGCGATCAGCGGCGGTTCTATGTGCCGTGCCCGAGCTGTGGTGCGATGCAGTGGCTGAAGTGGCCGCAGTTGAAGTGGGAGAAGAACGACCCGAGCACTGCGGTTTACGAGTGTGAGGCGTGCCATGAGCGCTTCGCTGAGATCCACAAGCCGGCGCTGCTGCGGCAGGGCGAGTGGCGTGCGACGGCGCCGAACGATGGCAAGACGGCTGGCTTCCAGCTGAGCGGGCTGTATTCGCCGCTGGGTTGGCTGAGCTGGGCGGACATGGTGGACGACTTCCTGCGAGCCAAGGCTGATGCGCCGATGCTGAAGAGCTTCGTCAACACGCGACTGGCGGAGACATGGGAGGAGGACTTCGCCAGCAAGGTGAGCGCCGATGCGCTGCTGGAGCGGTGCGAGGCTTATGCGGGCGGCCGGCTGCCGGAGGGTGTGCTGGCGGTCACGATCGGCGTGGACGTGCAGGGTGGCGGCGGCTCTGCCGGTGATCGCTTGGCGGTGAGCGTGTGGGGCTGGGGCCGCGGCGAGGAGGGCTGGCTGATCGACCACCAAGAGATTGCGGGCGACCCGTGCCAGGCGGAGGTGTGGAAGCAGCTGGATGTGCTGGTGCTGCACGAGTGGGAACACGCCGGCGGCGGCAAGCTGCGGGCTGATGTGACGTGCGTGGACTCCGGCGGTCATGCAACGGCGGAGGTTTACCAGTACGCAAGGGAGCGCGCTGGTGTGGGCGTGATCGCGATCAAGGGTCAGAGCCAGCGGGGCAAACCGCCGATCGGCAAGCCGGGCAAGGTGGACATCAACGCCAAGGGGCAGACGCTGAAGCGCGGCGCGCAGGTGTGGCCGGTGGGTGGCGACACGATCAAGACCACGCTGTTCGGGCGGCTGAAGCACAACGAACCCGGTGAGGGCTATCTGCACTTCCATGCGCAGACAGGCGGCGAGTATTTCGAGCAGCTGACGGCGGAGAAGCAGGCCCTGCGGTATGTGAAGGGATTCCCGGTGAGGGAATGGGTGAAGAAGCCAAGCGCACGTAACGAGGCGCTGGATTGTCTGGTCTATGCCTATGCCGGATTAAATCGGCTCTATTCGCGGTATGACCGCAGAACAATCTGGGATCAGCTAGAAGCAAGGCTCGAGAACGGTGGTGCATCAGCACGTAAGCCGCGCCTAAGATCGGAGAGAGCACCGCAGCGCTCGGCGTTTATCAGCAACTGGTGAGGCCGTGAACATTCCCGCCCAGATCAGAGCCGGCGACACGGTGACGTGGCGGGATGAGGCTGCGCGCGACAACTTGGGCAATGTGATTGATGGCAGCAGTCACGGGCTGACCTATTACCTGCGCACCAACCACAACCACCAGGGCGCGACGGTGGCTGGCGTGACGGTGCCCGGCACACCAAGCGGTAGCGGGTGGACCTTCACGATCGCCGCGGCCACAACGAACGGCTTTGTGGCAGACCAGTGGTACTGGCAGGCGGTGGCCACTGCGACGGTTGGCGGAGCGGTGACCACGATCGGCGCCGGTCAGCTGACGGTGCTGCCGGGCTTGGACTATGCGGGGCAGCCCAGTGCGTTTGATGGCCGCTCGCAGGCACAGAAAGATCTCGATGCGGTGCAGGCTGCGATGCGCGCGATCGTGTCGGGCGGCGCTGTGGCTGAGTACAGCATCGGCAGCCGGCGGCTGAAGAAGATGGAGATGGCTGATTTGATTCAGCTGGAGAGCAAGCTCAAGGCTGAAGTTAAGCGCGAGCAAGCGGCCACAATGGTTGCTAACGGGCTGGGTAGCCCGCACAACCTGTTCGTGAGGTTCTGATGGGCGTGCGCAGCGCAATCATGGGCTGGCTGCAACGCGGCACCCCGGAAGCGGCCAAGCCTGTGCGGCGCCGGATGTATGAGGGCGCGAAGTTCAGCCGGCTGACAGCTGACTGGGTGACTGGTAACACCAGCGCCGACAGCGAGGTTTACGGGTCAGCGCAAAAGCTGCGCGATCGTGCGCGGCAGCTGTGCCGAGATAACGACTATGCGCGGCAGGCGTTGCGTGCGATCGAGGGCAATGTCGTTGGGCAGGGCATCCCGTTCCAAGCACAGGTGCGAATGCTGCGTGGCGGCCGGCTGGATGCTGGCGTCAACGATCAGATCGAGCAGGCATGGAAGCGGTGGACCAAGGCGCGGCATTGCCACACGGGCGGCAAGCTGACGTTCCACGACATCGAGCGGCTGGCTGTGCGCGCGTGCGCCGAGTCGGGCGAGGTGTTCATCCGCCTCGTGAAGCAACCGTTCGGCGGTTCACAGGTGCCGCTGGCGCTTGAAGTGCTGGAGGCCGACCTGCTGGACGACGGGCTCAACGGCCGCAGTCAGCAGGGCAATGAGATCAGGATGGGCGTCGAGGTGGACACCTGGGGCCGGCCGGTGGCGTACCACTTCTTGGCCTTCCATCCCGGCGACTACCAGTTCAGCAATCAGCAGATCTCAACGCAGCGCCACAAGCGCGTGCTGGCCGACGAGGTGATCCACCTTTACCGGATGGAACGCCCCGGCATGACGCGGGGCATCACATGGTTTGCCAGCGCGATCCAGCGGCTGCATCACCTGTCCGGTTACGAGCAGGCCGAGATCGTGCGCGCACGGGCGAGCAGTGCGCTGATGGGCTTCATCACGTCGCCTGAGGGTGAGCTGATGGGTGATGAGGTGATGGAAGGCGAGCGGGTGTCGTCGTTTGAGCCGGGCGTGTTCAAGTATTTGGCGCCGGGCGAAAGCGTGACAGTGCCGCAGCTCGACGCGCCTGATGGGCAGTTTGAGCCGTTCCTGCGGGCAATGCTGCGCGCCATGGCGGCCGGCATCGGCTGCAGCTACGAGACCGTTAGCCGCGACTTCAGCCAGACCAACTACAGCAGCAGCCGGCTGAGCCTGCTCGAGGACCGCGACCATTGGCGGATTCTGCAGAACTGGCTGGTTGAGAACCTGCACCAGCGGGTGTTTGACGTGTGGCTCGACATGGCCGTGTTGAGCGGTGCGCTGCCGCTGCCGAACTACGAGATCCAGGCCGATCGCTACAAGGCAGTGCGATGGATGCCACGCGGTTGGGCATGGGTGGATCCAGCCAAGGAGGTTGATGCCTACGCGATGGCTGTGCGCAACGGCTTCAAGACGCTGAGCGAGGTGGTCGCTGAGCAAGGCGGCGACATCGAGGAGCTGATGCGCGCACGCCGTCAGGAGCTGGACGATGCCGAGGCGCTTGACCTGAAGTTCGACACTGACCCTGGTTCCGATCCGGCGCCGGTAAGTACCCCGGCTGAGCCGACCGATAATGTGACAGACAACCCGGACAACACCGATGGATCTATCGCGTGACCTAGAAGGGCAACTGTTGAAACGCTCTGAGGTTGCTGACTTCACGGTCAGCGAAGACGAGCGTTCGATTGAGTTCCCATTCTCCAGTGAGTTCCCTGTAGCTCGCTACTTCGGCAATGAAGTGCTGTCTCATGATGAGCGCAGCGCTGATCTGTCGCGTCTGAATGATTCGGCGCCGCTGCTGTTCAACCATGACCCCAACAGGGTGATCGGTGTTGTTGAGCGTGCATGGATCGACGGCGAGAAGAAGCGTGGCTATGCCACGGTCAAGTTCAGCCGCAATGCGTTTGCGCAAGAAGTGCTTGCAGATGTACGCGATGGCGTCTTGCGTAATGTGAGCTTTGGCTACGCGATCAACGACATGGAGCAACGCGGCAGCGGTGATTTCGTCGCTACCAGCTGGGCTCCCTACGAGATCAGCGTGGTTAGCATACCTGCAGACCCCACTGTGGGTGTGGGTCGGTCTCTCGAGATCGATCCTGCGGCCCCAGCCGCATCACCAACCCCCGAAACAGAACCTGAGGTTCCGATGGAAAACACCCCCGACATCTCGGCGGTGCGGGCTGAAGCGGCTGCTGAGGCTGCCAAAGCTGAGCGCGCCCGCATCTCCGGCATCACTGCTCTGACTGAAAAGCACGGCATGGCTGATCTCGGCCGCCAGCTGATCGAGGGTGGCCGCAGCCTTGACGAGGCCCGCGCTGCTGTTCTCGAAAAGATCGGCGCCAAGGTTGAGCCTGTGGCTGAGAAGGCCACCGACATTGGCATGACCGAGAAGGAGGTGCGCAGCTTCTCCTTCCAGCGCGCCATCAACGCACTGGCCAACCCTCAGGATCGCAAGCTGTGGGAAGCCGCTGCCTTTGAGCGTGAGTGCTCTGAGGCTGCTGCTGCCAAGGCTGGCAAGACCGCACAGGGCATCATGGTGCCCAACGAGGTGCTGCGCCGTGATCTGACCGTTGGCACTGCTTCCGCTGCTGGCGATCTGGTCGGGACCGACTTCCGCCCCGGTTCGTTCATCGAGCTGCTCCGCAACCGCTCTGCTCTCGCCGGCCTCGGCGTGACCAGCCTCACCGGCCTGAGCGGCAACGTGGCGATCCCCCGTCAGACCGGCGCTGCTACCGCCTACTGGGTGGCTGAGTCCGGTGCTCCTACCGAGAGCAACCAGACCGTGGATCAGGTGAACATGTCGCCCAAGACCGTGGGTGCATTCACCGACTACAGCCGTCGCCTGATGCTGCAGTCCAGCATCGACGTGGAGCAGATGATCCGCCAGGATCTCGCCACCGTGCTGGCGCTTGAGATCGACCGCGTTGGTCTCTACGGCCTGGGCAACTCCAACCAGCCCCTCGGCATCAAGCTGACCACCGGCATCAACACCGAAGACTTCGGTGCTGCTACTCCCACCTACGCCGAGGTGGTGAGCATGGAGAGCAAGATTGCTGCCGACAACGCCGACATCGGCGCCATGGCTTACCTGATGAACGCCACCATGCGCGGCGCTCTGAAGACCAAGGACAAGGGCACCGACACCGGCGCCTATGTGTTCGAGCCTGGCGGCACCGTCAACGGCTACAACGCTGTGGTTTCCAATCAGGTGGCCAGCGGTGACATCTTCTTCGCCGTGTGGAGTCAGCTGATCATGGGCATGTGGTCTGGTCTGGATCTGACCGTGGATCCCTACACCCACAGCACCAGCGGCACCGTGCGCGTGGTTGCTCTGCAGGATGTGGACTTCGCCGTCCGTCATCCCGAGGGCTTC